GGGTGCATTACTTGCTATTGCTTTTGCTGTTGGTTTTTTGTCTGACATTTTTTTTGTTATTATTAATTAAAAAAATGGGGAAGGGTTTGAAGCCTTCCCCATTTATCTCAAATCATATTATGGATATTAGAATGAGCCACCTGTAACAGGGTTTCTCATTACAATCTTTAATACCTTGGTTGGATCTTTTACCCAACAAGCCGGCATACACTGAGTCATATATACTCGATAACCATTGAATTGACCAGAAGATTGGAATCCTTGTGATCTTCCCATATAATCCATTGTACCATTTTGGTACCACCATTTCAATTCACTATCCCAAGCTAATTTCAACATATAAATGTTGTCATTAGTGTTGTCAGTGATATCAAATAATATAAATGAATAAGAAGACAATGGATGCCCATCAATAATCGGGTTTTCAATGTCATTAGTATGCACATTATCAAATGCAGGATTAAGAACAAACTGAACATTTGCTAAGAATGGAATTACATAACTAGTGTATGCAAATCCAAATCCTAAGTTCATACCTCTGTTTGTAATCGCTCCGATACCTGATTTCTCAGATGCATCAATGTATAAACCAGAATTAGCAGCTTCTCTCTTAATGGCTTCATTAACCATTCGCATACCACCCATACCAGTTTGTACAATAATTTGACGTTTTGGATCTGGACCTTGGAACTCAACTCTACCATTGTAGAAGTTAAACAACTCAGCTCTAAACAATTCAAGATTGAAACTTGATTTATTATAAACTCTTTTAAAGGAGTTATCAAGTTGTTTCCAAAGACCAACAGATAATCTAAGATCATCAGGACCATCCTGGCGGATTCTTCCACCATGACCCCACATCATGTAAGTCTCAATATCTGTAGCAATTTTTGTCAAGTGAGCTGCTTCAAGAGAAGTAAGGAAAGATCTTGTTAAATCACCATTAGAAATAGCTCTTTTAACATAATCTTTACCCATAGTTTTCACCATGTCTTCAATATTGGAAACTGAAGGGTTCATACCTTTGTCAAAGTTTCTCCAAATCTCTGTTACGGGAATAGTACCATCAGCATTCATTCCACCTTTAATAGCCATATCAGCTTTAGAAGAAACAGAATAATGTACGTGTGCTTCTGCACCTCCTACATAATTGTAGAATTCACGGAAACCTGCTTTAGTCTGAATATCAGAAAATCTTTCACCGTATTCACCTCTAGCAGAACCTTTTCTAAAAAACTTAGTTCCGTTTGCCAAGAATTTACTGTCAAGAAATTTCTCATTAGCATTGTTGACTAGTCGAACAGTATAGATACAACCATCACCAAGAGGAAGAATATCATCTTCGGTAACATAAAGTTCAGTACCATTATACTTGTCATAGGTAATCATGTCACCATGTCCAAATTCGCGCTTATTAAGCTTGATTCTGAATGTAGTGCCATCAACACCTTTTGTCTGGTTTGCAGGTTCAATATCTTCAACGATGTAAGGAAGGTCTTGACTAACCGGAGTTTGCCATTTCCATTCACCGCGAATGTTATCTACTTCTATAACATTTTTGCCACCAAAGGATGACATCTGATAGAGAGGCATTTCTACTTTCTGTGCCATAGCCCAAATGTCTACTGGCCCCATATCGGTAGGTTCTGCATCCCTAAGCATGTTCTGTAAGTGATATGAATCTACATGAGAACTAGCTTTATAGTTAGTGTCACGTAAATACAGACCATTATTAAAAACTGGAGTGCTCATTTTTGTGATTTTAATTTATAATTATTAATTGTTTACTTTTTTAAATTCTTATGTTCTTTCAAAGAAATTACGTTGCTTTCTCTGAATACCAGGTCTTTTATTTCTTGATGAATCATCATCAGTATCATTCTGAACAGAACCTGATTTACCAGCTTGCTGTTCTGTTTTTAAAGTTCTAGCCGTTTTATTAACTTGTTCATGACTACCTTGTTTTCTTATTTCTTCTCTATAACTAGTTTCATCAGATAGCAACCACAAAGCTTCGGCAATAAGATCATGTCTAGGTTCTAGCCATTGATATTTTTCTAACAGATGACCTAACATATTAGTTTGCTTACCTTGTGAAGAAGAATAATTAGGTTGAACTAATCCTGCATAGAGCATGTTCTGAGTTCTATTATCAAGTTTAATCCCGTTTAATTCACCGCCTTCTAAAGCTTTATAAACACTATCCATATAAATCTGAGATTGTTGTTGCCTTTGTTGGTTTTCAACATTCTGTTGATGCAATTTATGCTGAACCATGTTCTCACTCATAGCATCAAGTTTAGGTTTAAACTGATTAGCTTTCTTTTCAATGTCCCCTCTATCAAGCAAACTTCTAATCTCATCTTCAATCTCTTCAGCATTACCATACTGAGTTGCTTGTAAATAAGATCTTACCGTATAAATCTGACCAGGTTCATTACTAACATCTACTTCCTTGATTTCATTAGAAGCAGACATTGCTTGAAAAAGACTTTTTAAGTCAGTACCTCCGTCAGCAATATATTGATAAGCCTGTTGCATTTCCGGAGGCATGTTTCCAAAAAATTGCTGAGGTAATTCCTGCTGTAATTTAGAACGTTCTTGCTCTATATTTGCTTGAATAAGTTCTTCAATATCAGCCTGTGTATACTCCTCTATTTTTTTATCATCATCAAAAGGAAGTAAAACCTTAGAATCAAATAAACTTTTAAAAGCAGATATAGCAGCTGTTGGTCTACCACCTTTATCAATATCACTTTCTAAATTTTCATCTGGATTTGGTATTGATAAAGGATCTCCTTGATCAATTACGGTAGTTTCAGCAGTATCAGTAGTTTCTGCAGAACTAGAATCTGTATCTGAAACTTCTGTAGTTTCAGTTGTTGATTCATCAGTAGCCGCTACCTGCGGCTTGTCAAGGAACGTCATATCAGGATTTCCTCTGGTAAACAATGTTTTCTTTTTATCAGAATCATTTGATTCATCAGGTAACATTACACTGTCTACTCCTGAACCTAAAAGTTCATTAAGGTTTATATCAACCTCCTGAACATTTGTTGTTTCTTTTTTGTCACTCATATTGTTGGTTTTTTGAAACTGACTATCTATTAATAATATAGTCAAAAATATATAAACTAAATCTTAAAAGTTTGATAAAAAGAAAAGACAAATAAAAATTTTCACATTATATGGCTATAGAATTATTCCTTTTTGTCTTTAGATTTATCACTCTTCTTATCATATTGATTTTTATTCTCCCTAGCTATTTCAAGATCTTTATTTTTTAAATCTCTTTTAAGATTCATTTCTTCTCTCTTAAGATTACTTTTTTCTCTAGAATCTACTCTTCGATCACTTTCTTTTTCTCTCTGTAAATTCATAGTTTGCTCAAACTCATCTGACTTACGAATATCTTGCATTACATCTTGAAAATCAGATTGTTTGTTTTCATTAATATCTTGCATAGCACCAAATCCAGCAGCTCTAATTTCTGCAACTAAGATATCTTTACGTCTATCTTTTTCTGCTTCTGCAGCTTCTTGATCCAGCTCCATAGCTTTTTCTTTATCACTTTGCTCAAGTTGTTTTTGTTGCATTTCTTGCTCATGAGCCATTTGCTGTTGTCGTTGAGCTTCAGATTTATTTTCTAATTGTTTCAGTGTACTATTTAAACTACCCATTGAATCTGCTTGAACAATCTTACCAAGATCATAAATACTAGATCCTCCTTGAGCACTGCTTTGCTCAGCTAAAGCTCTCATCTTTTCTAGAATAGTTCTGTGATTAGCTCTAGTAGTACAATAAACATTAATATCTCTTAAGAATAAGTCTGCTCCGTTTATTTCAAAATTAACACGTTCATCATTAGATGTCATATTCTGCAATCTTACAGAAGGATTGGTAGAGTGGTAATATTGAGCAAGGTCTGTTCTCATTTGATGAACCCTGGGCATAAGGTGATCCGAATGCTGAATAAAATACATTTCTGTTTGGGCATATGAACCAACCATTTCTTGCTCTACTTGAGTAGCTGTTGCGTATTGACCAACTTGCTGACCCATTCGCTGAGGACCTACTCCAATAACTTGAAAACCTTCTTGTTTGAAATAATTAGCTAATTGTACTCTCCCCATTAATCTATTAGTTTGAGATAAATCCAATTGTTGAAAATGACTAAATTGAGAAGCATTCTCCATATTAGACAGACTACCGTCTAAAGGTAATATGCCAAAATCTTTCATAGCCACGTAAGCTTTGGAATAATTTCCTTTACCCCAATCTTCACCCAAAGAATGTCTAGGTAAAGCATTTTGATCTAACATAATAACAGTTCCTAATTCATCAATAAGTATATCAGCAATTTGATTATTGACAATATTAAAACCTATTTGGAAAGGTTTCATAAGATCTACTAAAGAAGTAGATCTGGTATTTCTATCAGAAAACACTCTTCCTTCTACCGGAAGCTTACAACCATACAAAGTCTTTTCACCTTTAAATTGAAACTTTATAGGTTTAATCTGATTTTGATTAATTCCTAAGTAAATAGGATTAACCCCTCCTGAATTTTTAACTCCCCAGAAACTAGGATGATTAGGGCCTATTTTTACACCACCGTAAGTTTGATTAATCCAAATCCACTCTATATGCTCACCAAAAACTAAATTAGCCTTTGTCTTATTTTTAATAAGTTGCGTATTGTAAATAGGCTTATCAGTAACTTTATATTCTTCAGAAATTATTTCTGTTGAAGTCTGGCCATTTTCAGAAATCTTAGTTAGATGACCTACTTTTCTCTGCGACTTCCAATAACAGTGTGTCACTCGAAGCATTCCTCCAGCATCTGTAGTACTTAAATAATCTTCACCCTCTCCTAAAATCCATTCGATAATATCATTTCCATTGTAAACAAAGTTATCATGCATAGATGTATATTGCCTATATGCTAAAGATGGCATTTCTGTATTCCAAGAATGATCTTTGCTAGCATCATAAAAACTTCCATCATTCTGATAACCTGTGGTAGCCATACCTGCTTGTCGAATAGGATAGTGATATTGAATAGATTCAATCTGATCTTCAGTCATTAACCAACCGTATTTGTCAATTACATCTGACGCAGTCATCATCTCAATCTTACCTACATAGTTTCCATCTGCTATATATCTAGTATCTGGAGATTTGTGGTAAAAGGTCAGTACCGGATTCCAAAGTTCTACATCATAGTCATCTTCATACATTTTAAAATGCCAAAATTCTCTATCAGTTATAAGAGAATCTCTGAAAGCTCTTTCTTCTAGCTCATCCATTCTAAATCTTTCCTCATCTACAGCATATTGCTTTGTAGCCCACTTTTCTGCAGTAACTTGATAATTCTTGTTAAAGAAATCTTCTATTTGAGGAAGAGTTTTTAAATTTTCAATAGATGTCTGCTGTTCCATCTTTTGCTGAATCTCAGGATCATTAGGATCAGCACCTTGTTCTAGCATATTAGCAACAAGTCTCAATTCTGCGTTTTTAACCAGAACATTCTCTATCTCAACTCTTTTACCTTCTAAAATTTCATTAAAGGTGTATTCATCTATAGCTTTAAAACTAACTCTCTTGTTTCTTTTTGCAAATTCAGTAACCAGGACATTAATAACATTAGGGATAATAGGATAAAACTTTAATTCTAACGCACCAGGCTCTTCTTGAGCTAGAGTATGAACAAGATCTTTCATCTCGTTATCATTCTCCACTAAATAGTCTGTTTTATCTATAATACCTTTGGCTAATTTGTAATTTTTCATTAGCCTTCTCGCATTTCTTCTGATTTGCTTAAGTCCTTGCCATTCTAGCCAGTCCATATTCCAAGCGGCCCAATCTTCATCTTTCTGCTTAGCTGAAATAAACTGAAGTGGTTGGGAGATGCTACGAAACCGATTTTGCTCAGTTTTAGCACCTTTTTTGAGTTGCATTGCATTATATACCTTCATTAACGCAGACGTTTTGTTATTGACCTCTTTCTTTCGCTATTTAAACTTTCCTTGTTTAAACGCCCAATATTAGAGAAAGGGTTGTTATTTAATTTATACAAATTTTGGGACTTTTGCAAGTCTTTACCAGTCTCATTGTCTACTCTCTTTTTGTATCCCCTGTTAGCTTGTTGTATCTTTGCAAAAGCTACTAGAGCTGCTAAAGAAACAAGTCTATCTACGTTTACACCTTCGCGATAAGCTTGCATTTCTTTCATAGCCATTACATCAGGAATTCTTTCAATACCGTATACCTTCTTTAGAATAGTACCGTCTTCTTTTGTTTCTTCATCAATAGCTTCTTTTAACCACTCAATTAAATAATTCAATAAATGATCTTTAAACATACGCCCTGTATTCTTCCAACCATATTCTGAAAATACTGTTTTATTAGCCTGTAATTCTTTTAAAAATACTACTTGATTTTTAGGAACTAGATATTTTTGCTTTTTCTGAGCTATCATGTACTGAATAAACAGAGATATGTTATTTTCAACAAGAGTCCATGCCTGATACCACTCTATAATCAACCTCAATCTTTCATGAGTTTCATTTAAATCATCAAATCTACCACACCAACTTGCAACAATCTTGTCACCTTCAATAATATTTTCTGTTTCTTCATGTTTCACTTTAGTAACCTCTATAGAAGTTTTATAAACATAAATAGCACAAAGCGAATCTGATGTAGTTGTTTTTCCTTCTGAAACAGGATCAATAGATGCGTAATAAGTCCCCCATTCAGGATCTTTATCAGGTCTTTCCCAAACTACTATAGAACCAGATTTATCATCTAATTTAGGGTTTACAGGAAAGCTTGTTATAGCAGCTTTAACTGTTTTTTTAGCTTTTATACCTTTTTCAGTTTCAGTTAATTCTATTAATTCTGCAGCATAATGCTTTTCTTCAATACGCCTTATCTGAGCAGAAATTAAATGCTGTGGAAAAGGAGATTCTTCTCTATGAGCAAATGCTTCAGCAATATTACGAGGTCTCTGTGATATTCTAAGTTGATATTTATCAGGCCTAAGTCTTTTTTTATATTCAGCATACTTTTTTTCAAGTGCTAACAAAGCTTCTTCCGGTTGTGAATTTCCGTACTTATCTATATAAGGAGGCATGCCCCATTGCTCTGGTATAAACAAACCAGATTTACCAACAGTTCCTTTTTCATCTAAAAGATTAGTTTCTACAGGATATATATCATTTCCTTCAGGATCTAATATCATATCTTTAAGAGGATCGCAATCTTTAAGTTCACCTACAGAACCTGCAGCAATAAACATTCCTGTAGTAATCTCACCGGCTTCCAATGCAGAAAGCATGAAAATGAAAGATTTATCCATGGTAGGTGCAACACCTGCTTCTTCATAAAAGAAATACCGGCAGGCACCACCAACCCCTTTAGTAGCACTTTGCTCAAAAGAAAGTCCTATAAGTCTCCCTTTAGTTCCTTTATATTTATCACGACCACCTTGGCTCACCTTAATACGCTGTTGCCAATTTTTAACTTTACTAGGATCCATGTGTCTATACCAAGCTGTTTCCGCATTTAGGAAATCTCGGTACTCTTCTAAAAAAGACCAAGAACCGTCCATGTCAATATGCCTGCTCTCACTAGCGCCCATTTTTAAAGTCGGGCCTTCCTCAAACCACAGTTCATTAATAAGTTTAGCACAGTGGAAATAAGAAGATGCGATTTGTCTTTTCTTTACAATAGCAGCATGCATGCCATGCAATTCTGCTAAAAGTTCATAAAGAGCCATATGATACTGAACATCCCAAATACTAGGAAATCTTGACACTCTAGCTATCTTATCATAGATTTGTAGAAAATTAAGCCACATGTAGTATTCTCTAGGAAGATACCAGGTTTCTTGACCATCTATAAATATTACGCCTCTCCTGCATTTTTCTTTTTCAGTATCCCAATAGGCTATATAATCTTTGCTTCTGAACACAGCTGTACAATAAGCACCTTCCTTATTCCATCTTTGCGCTTCTTTATTAAACAAAAGTGCCGTATTGCCAAAATTATATTGACCAGGTTCTTTAAATAAAGGTTTTACAAATTTTATGAAAGCTTCTTTATCAGGGAATTTAGTATAAGACCAGATGTTAGTTCCTGCTGTAAAAGTAGGAATACCATCAATCCAAGGTCTAAATAATAAATCTAATTGTTCCATCACATTTGATCATAACCCAATGTCTTATCACCACGGACATGAGTTTCTTGTTCTGCTGCAAGATCGGCACTTACATCTTTAAAAGATTGACGTATGCCAGCAAAATTCTTTGCCGCTTGGACAAGAGCTGAAATATTACCATCTCTACCATGTTCAATTTTAGTATCTCCCATGTAATCAGAAAGATTATCAATCATTTTTTTCATACCCAAGTAAGCTCTTACTGTGGGTGTTTCATAAAGCTTTTTTGCTTTCTCTAAAGCAATTTGAATTAATTCACATTCTGAATCAAAACACATGTCAATTTCTTTTTCTATAATGTCTTCTCTATCATCTTCAGGAACATTAAAAAAAGGATTTTCTTGACTAGGGCAGTTCATGTAGAAAATGTAAGCTAAAATATTAATATGCACATTTGGTTCTGGATACTTTTCTATAATATCTTTAAGCCACTTAATAGTATGACAATGTTCTGTTGGTATCACCTTGTTATTATTAAGTTCGAATAGTCTAATCATTTTTGTTTAAAATTTCAGGATTCTTCTTAATATAGTTAATCATACTCCTTACTTCTTTTTTGAGATAGGGTAATTCATAGGGAACCACTTCTTTTACAATAGGATCTCCTGCCATATCATAAGCTGTTATAGGATAGCCGTGCTCATCATAGTCTTCTATTTCAAATTTAATATGGTGTATTTCAAGTTTACCTGCTTTAAGAGAATGGTTATGTTTTTCCATAATATACATATACGTGCTTAATTGCAAGGCATAATGAATATAATTACAATCATCTAAATGAGATAAGCAGTAGAGCATTTTCTTAGTAATACCTTCCCAGTTAGTAAAACCTTTAAGCTTTATTTCCTTATTAGTTTTATAATCATAACAATCTATAACATCTTGTATAACCTCAACTCTATCTGCTTGACCGCAAATACCTGCAGATTTTAAATAAACTAGATGTTCCGGGTATATACCAGGTGCTAAGTTCTGATCAGGAGATAATTTTATACCATCCTGTTCAATAGGTTGTATAATAGGAAGATTTATACCAGCTCGCTGAAGAGTTTGGCACATGATTAATTCAGCTTCTCTTTGATCATGATACCAAGAGCCTAATGTAGTTGCACGAGAGCTTTCTTTATCCCAAATTGCAATAATTGCTTCAGGAGTCATACCATACCACTTAGACTTGCGTTTTTTAGAAACTTTAGTAGCAATTTCTAATTGCTTAAAAGGAGGTTTAAATAAACCTACAAAACTTGTAACGCTTAACCAATCTATTTTATTCTCGTCCTGGCTTTCGTACTTGTGTGTTTCCGCTGTAAATTGAATTGACATTTTGAGTTGGTTCTTGATAGTTAATTTCTTCTTTGAGTGCATCCTCTTCTTCCTCAGAAAGAAGAGCATGCCACCTTGGGGTCTCTTCATCGCCACAAGCGGAAGAGAGAGATCTGAGTTTAAATTTTAGGGAGCAGCCGCATTTGCCACAACAGGGTTGAGTTCCAGACATTAAACAACTAGAACCTTTTGAATCAAGATGAGGACATGAATTACATATATCAGCTCTTACTGAAGCAATTTCTTCTACATCTTTACTTTTAAATACATTATTTTTTACGCCTTCTAGAATTTGAGTACGGCTTTTCCAGATTGTCGCTAATTTATTAAAGTTTACCATTTTTTATTTTATAAAACGCAGCTCGTCTTTTAGCTTCATCTTTTATTTGACCTTGCAGACTCATTACCTTTTCAAGTTTTACTTTTAAATCTGCTCTAGTACCCATTTTCTTAAAAGTATCCTTACCAAGAGAATCTAAATGATTCTGATATTTAGCTATCAATTTAGGAAGCTCATTTGTCTTAGCCTTAAAAGATCCTAAATTCTGAATTTGAATATTAGGATGCTTCATCTCAACTAAGTTCCTTCGCAATTCTTGATAAAAAAAGCCTACCGCATCATCAACTAAAGTTAAATCGCATCCTAATTGATCAGCAGTAGGTTTAATAAAATGCTTACTGCTCTTTGGTAACATATATCATTTTGTAATCCAAAACTATATTACCCTTTGTTTGTACTTTTAATGAAGGGTTTAGTTTTATTTTTTTTCTACTGTTTCCATTTTTTATTACAAGCTTTAATTTCTCAGCTTTAGTAAGGAAATTTCTAACAGTTTGAGAAGTTTTAAATACACCTTCATTAACAGCAGCATTACAAAAATCAGCTAATTCACATTCACCAGATACGCCTAATAAAGTCAAACAATTTAATTCTGAATTACTTGCTTGGACATCATTAATAAAACATTCTGTAACTAACTGATACTTAATAATATCTCTGTGCGGCAACACTACTTTTTTTTCAACTAAATTAGCTTTTGCCATAATTGTTGGTTTATAAGCTTAATAACATATCAACGAGTTCGGGTTGTGGAAAACAATCTGTTTTATCCGTTCTGGTATTAGTGTGACTAAGCAATCCTTTTATTTTTCCATTATAAGCATCTTCTTGAAATTCAAATGCTTTTGTTGGACCATCTTTTCTAATCCATGTAGGTAAACCTTCTCTTAAATCAATACTGTCTCTGTTAGCAATAAAATTTAATAAACTTTCTAAGTTTGCTAATTGAGTATCACTGTATTTTTGCCATTGCAAATAGCCTCTAAAAGCTTCATCTAGTACAGCTATTTGTTTAGAATGTGCTTCTGTGCCTACATAAGTTTTACCATTTTCCAAGTAACCAAAATTGCAAAGTTCAATACCTACGGAATGGCTGTGCATATAAGAAGATCCATTTTTACCTAGATGATAAGCATAGTAACCAGCAGGAAAGCTTTGTAGTATTTCTCCGTCATAAGTAGTATCTCCATTTTTTATATTCTGTCCGCCTATAACAAACTCAGTTGCGATTCGCCCTCTTGTATCACGACCCCAGGAATCAATAACTTTATATGGATTATTCCATCCAGCTGTATGATGGATAAACAAATATTCTTTTTTGGTAATAGTATCAACATATTCACCTTTAGGTAGATAATAGGCTTTTATTAAATGTTTATCATCTATTTCAGTAGATTGACTTTGAATATCTGTATCTAATATACCCATATCTTCCATAGTCTTAGGCCCTAATATACCATCTGCTACTAAGCCATTATCTCGTTGATATCTAACTACAAGTTTTTCAGTATTATTACCATATATACCATCTGCAACAGCACCTACTACAAGTTGTGCTTGTTTAGTAGTCTCTCTTTCTGTGGAACAATAGTTTTTAATAATCATATCAATTAGTTTTAAGAGGCCTTCTAGGCATTGGTTCTTCTGGAGTATTATCAACTTCATTCTCAGGATTATTTTTCTGGAACAGCTCCGCTTGTCTGGCAATCATTACATATCTCCGAGTCTTATGCTCTTCAATATTAGCTTGAAGTTTTTCATATTCTTCTTCAACTTCTAAAAATTTGATTTCTTCTTTTAGATGTTCAACAGCTTCTTTACGGAGTTGTATATAATCTTCCTCGCTAGGTGGTTGAGGCGTAGATGCTGCATTCTTAATTTCTGGATCTTTCTCCAGTGTTTTGTTGGTTTCTGTAGACATGACTGACTAGTTTTAAATTTATTACAGTATCAAATATAATTAAAAATGTTTAAACA